CCGAGATGGTCAAATATGTTCCGGGGAAGATGCAGGGTACGCCTGCGACGCTGGAGATGCAGTTCAAGCAGCTCGCCAACGACTACGGTTTTCAGGCGTCGAATGGCCAGATTGCCGATTGGATCAACGGAATGCTCGCCGAGCGCTACACCGAGGACAACATTCGTGACTTCATGCGCGACTCGGCCAAGTCAAAGTATATGGGCCTGTCGCCGTGGCTTGACAAGGGCATGACTGTCCGGCAGGTGGCCTCGAATCACATACAGTCGTTTTCGCGGCTCTTGGAAGTTGATGCAGAGTCGGTGGATCTTATGGACCCGCTGATTCAGCAGGCGTTGCAGGGAACTCCGGATCAGACTGGTTCGCCCGTGGCGCAATCGTTGTACCAGTTTGAGCGTAGCGTCCGGAAGGATCCTCGTTGGCTCAAGACGAAGAATGCGCGTACGGAGATGACGAACGCGGCGATGGGCATCGCACGGGACTGGGGGCTAGTTGGCTGAAGAAACCGCCTACGACGCCCTGGTGGCCATGCTTAATGAATGGGGTTTGTCGTCGTTGGCCCCGGCAGTATTGAAGTTTCTGCAAGACGGCTTCTCTCAGGATCAGGTGTCGTTTTTGATCCAAGATACACCGGAGTATAAGCAGCGGTTTGCGGGGAACGAACTCCGCAAGGCCAGGGGCCTGCCGGTGTTGGGGCCCCGGGAATATCTTTCGGTTGAAGCTGCTTACAAGCAGATCTTGTCGAGTTCTGGAATGCCAATAGGATTCTACGACCAGCCGTCAGATTTTGTTGATTGGATAGGCAAGGATGTCAGTCCGCAGGAAGTTTCGTCTCGCGTAGACTTGGCCGTTGACGCAGCCAACCGTTTGGAAGCAGGAACTTTACAGGCGTTCAGTTCTTGGTTTGGGGTGGGTCCGAATGATCTCGCCGCTTTCTTTTTGGACCAAGATCGTGCCCTTCCGGTTATTCAAAAGATCGCCAAGGGCGTGCGTGTGTTTGGTGCCGGGGTACGTGAAGGTCTCGGTTATGACCAGGAGCGCGCGGAACAGCTCGGAGTGTTGGCCGGCGGCCGAGACATCGATCAACTTATCGGGGACGTGGCTGCGGCCACGGAATCCGGCAACCGTCTGTCCGCGATCTATGGTGGCGAGGATGTGACGCAGGCTGACGCGGAGGCTGAGGTGTTCCAAGGATCTGAGGCGGCGCGTAAGAAGCGTAAGACGTTGGAGGATCAGGAGCGCGCCGCGTTCTCTGGTTCTGGCGGTGTTGGTCGTACGACGCTGGAAAAGCGTCGAACCTACTAAATGTGAAGGAAGACGGAGAGCTGCCCGAGGGCTGACCCCCCGCGGGTGTTCTCCGTCTTCCTGGTGGATCATATCATACGATGGACGCGGGGTCACAAGCCTACGTCCTTCGTAGTTTGACGCGGAGTGGTGAAACGGGATCATTTCAGGCTCATTCCCTGAAGTTGCGAGTTCAATTCTCGCCTCCGCCACTATGCCAACAAAAGATCCAGAGCGCAGACGCGCTCATCAGCGCGCCTACTATTCGCGGAACAGAGATACAGTTCGGGACAAGATTCGTTCCTATCGTGCGCCCCATCGTGAGGCAACAGTGGCGCTCGTTCGCGAGCGGAAATCTGTCCCATGCATGGATTGCGGCGTGTCGTATCCGTATTATGTGATGGATTTTGACCATCGAGATCCGGCCACAAAGGAGTTCAACATCTCCCGAGCAGTGGGACATGGATACTCGCTTGCTCGCTTTGTGGCCGAACTCGACAAGTGTGATGTTGTGTGCGCAAACTGTCATCGTGAGCGTACGTACGGCGGGAAAGGTTAATCCGGTTCGAATCTCGCGCCCGCTACTTGAATAGTGACCGGATATCTGTGTGGCACTCACCGGCCGTTGTGCCCCAGCGGTCACGCGCCCGCCGGTCCCTCGAACCTTGGCCTTGCCATCGGAGTTCGTTAGGGCCAATGGCTCACTATATCACAGGCTCCACCCTTTGTCTAACCGGCGACATTGGGTGCGTACAAAATAAGACCGGTAGTCGTAAGCATGCCGAAGCCGCTTTTCCCCATGGTGGTTTCGTGGGCTTTGCGCAACAACCTTAGAAAATGGGAGTGCCTGTATGGCTGACAATTGGTGGACTGACACCGATAATGACGATGACGACTATGGCAACAACGATGCCAATAAGGCAAAGTTGCCGGAACCGGCACGTCAACATATGCGCAAGTTGGAGAAGCAGCTTAAAACTGTGATGGAGGAAAACAACGCCCTGAAGGCTTCTCAGCGGAAGACAACTGTTTCTGATCTAGTCAAGGCGAAGGGATACAATCCCGCTATCGCATCATTCGTGCCATCTGACATTGAAGTTACTGATGAAGCTGTCGGTAAGTGGTTGGAGTCGCACGGCGAGCTTTTCGCCAAACCGAAGACAGAGGAAACGGGAACGTCGAATGCTGGGGATGCTGGAAGCATTGAACCTAGTGCGGGGGTCGCTATACCTCCGGAGCTTATGGAAGCGCTCGGTCTTGTTTCAACTGTGTCGTCTGGTGCGGTCACTCCGACCAAACCGGCGGATCTAGCACAGCAGATGGCTAATGCTCCGGATCAGGCTGCGTTTATGAAGATTTTGCGTGATAACGGTGCTCAGGTCTAACCTCATGACCTAGTACAAAAGGAAACTTAAATTGGCCAACGCCTATACAGATATTCTCAGCGGGACGAGCCTAGGTACCAATCTAGTAACCACCGCATACGATAAACTGGTCGAATACGCGCTCCGTTCGATGCCTCTCTTCCGTGTGTTTGCTACGAAGCGGATTGCGGACCAGTCCCACCCTGGCGACAGCATCAAGTTCAACCTTTACGATGACCTGGCGGTTGCCACGTCGACCCTGACGGAAACGACCGATCCCGATTCGGTCCAGGTGCCGGACACGAACGTTGTGACCGTCACTCTAGGCGAATATGGCAACGCGACCTTGACGACTCGGAAGCTGCGACTCTTCGCACTGTCCGACGTTGACGTGGGCGTGGCCAATATTGTTGCTTACAACATGGCCAACAGTCTTGATGAGGTTGTCCGTGGTGTACTTCGTCAGGGCACGAATGTGACTCGCGAAAACGCTGGTTCGATGTTGTTCAACGCGGGCGCGACCAACGCGGTTGACGGTGATGACCTTATGAAGTCTCGCGATATTCGCGCATCGGTTGCGAAGCTTCGTGCCCGTTCTGCGATGCCGTGGGACGGCTCGCATTACATCGCGACCATTCACCCGGACGTGTCTTACGACCTGCGTTCTGAGGCTGGTTCGTCGGCTACGTGGCGTCCACCGCACGAGCAGTCCGCGGCCAGCTCAATTTGGGCTGGCAACATTGGCGCATACGAAGGCGCTATCTTCATCGAGAGCCCAAGGACTTACCAGGCAACCGACGGTTCCGGTTCTGAGCCGGTCCACCGGACGATTCTGGTGGGCCAGCAGGCTCTTGCGGAAGTCGTGGCCGAGGAACCGCATGTCGTTGTCGGTCCGGTTGTGGACAAGTTGATGAGGTTCCGTCCGGTCGGCTGGTACGGCGTTCTCGGGTGGGCCCGTTATCGCGAGGATGCTATTCAGCGTATCGAGACCGCTTCAAGCATCACCTGATAGACGCTGATCTGAGGGGCCGGTTCGTTCCGGTCCCTCTTCGTTCCGAAGACAGGAGTTAGATGCCGACTCTCACAACGCCAACCACCCGTGAGGGCATAGACACTTATCATCCGCTGTGGCGGTACTATTCGTTGGATGTCGGCATCACTCTTCTCGTCAGCGGTTCCACTGTAACCGAAGTTCAACACCCTTGGCAGGGCGATCTGGCCGATTACGACTTCGTATATCTCGGCGGTCACCAGTATGAGATCTCAGCCGATGAGGCAACGACGTTGACCAACGCAGGCTACGGAGATTACATCACATGACGGAAACTCGTTGCACTTGTGGCTCCGGCCATGAAACTTTTGGTGGATGTATGCGGGCTAAGAACATCCGTATTGCCTATTGTCAGTCGTGGAACAACTTTGATTACACACGTGCCAAGTCCAACGAGAAGGAACTTGCCGCGTATAAACGCGCTAGGGAGCAGGGAATCCAGCCCGCCGGTACGACCATGCGGTCGGTACGGAAGGCCCTAGATGCGTCAGACCAACTCGGCACCGCGTATAACGCGGGCCATTTCATCTAGCTAGCTTTTTGGAGAAGTAGCTTTGCCTCTTGCAACTAATCAGGGCCTTGAACGCTATCAGGTCCGCATCGTCACTGTTTCGTCCGCCGACCCGGCGGCCGGTGCTGAGATTTCGTACACTATTCCTACCGGCCAGCTTTTTGAGGTGACGGCTGTAACTTTTGCGCTGGTCACCAGCGCTACGGCCGCGAACCGTCGGGTTGCCCTCACTTTCGACGATGGCACCAACGTGTTTTTCAAGTCGGTCGCTCAGGTCGTACAGACAGCGTCTCTCACTTGGACCTATTCGGCCGGTGCTGGCGGCGTGGACACCACGAGCGTCGCTGGTACGGACATGAAGTTGGTTCTGCCCGTGGGTCTCATTCTTCCCGGCGGTTACCGGATTCGTACCGCGTCGACAGCCCTGGAGGCCGACGACAACTATGGTATCGCCCGAATCCAGGGGATCAGGTACTCCGCGTAAATGGCGATGCTGGTCTCAACGCTTGTAAGCGAAATATGCGACGTTATGAAGTCGTATACGCGGGACCAGGACCAAGTTACCTCCCTAGTCTCGGGGATAGACGCATCTGTCGTCAGCCTCACCGTTGCTGATGGTACCTCTGTTTCTAAGGGAATCATCGAAATTGACGATGAAGTGATGCAGGTCAAGTCGGTTGATACGAGTGGCGGTATAGTCACTCTAGAGGCGTTCGGTAGAGCCCAAATGGGCTCTACCGCCGCTTCGCACTCTGCCGATGCTAGGGTGACAACGGCCCCAACGTATCCGCGTGTACGCGTAGCATCTGTCCTTTCGGGCGTGGTGCAGGAATGTCATCCGATGATTTTCGGTGTGCTTGAGACCGCTCTCGACGCTGACGTTGCTCAGGTTGGTTATGATCTGCCAGCCAATTGTCATCATGTCCTGGCGGTGGAACATTTGCCTCCCGGCCCCACGGCGGCGTGGATTCCGTTGATGCGTTGGCGCACCGCGCCATCTGTCAGCACCTCCCAAATCCATTTGTACGGCAGTGTGACTCCGGGTACTGGTAACGTGCGGATTCGGTACGCGCGCAACCCGCCAAGCCAATTGGCTTTGTCTGACGACTTGGAAACCACATACGGGTATACGGCCGCCCATCGTGACGTATTCGTTAAGGGCGCGGTGGCGAATTTGTTGGCGTTTACTGAACCGTCTCGCATCCAGGCGTCGTCGGTTGAGGCGCATATGCGAAGCGAGGCTGTTCCGGCTGGTTCCGCTACGTCGGCCGCCCGATTCATGTATCAGCTTTTTCGTCAAAGGCTCGAAGATGAGGCTAAGAATCTTCAACTTCGGTATCCAATAGCTATGCATTTCCAGAGGTAGGGTTTGACGGCGAGAAACTATTCAAACACGGCGGTAGAGACGACCCTGGTCGGGGCTATCACCAATGTGCAAACTTCCATCGTGGTTGCGTCGGTTAGTGGTTTTCCCGCTTCGTTTCCGTATTCGTTGACACTTGAGCGCAATACGGCCAACGAAGAAGTCGTTGAGGTATCCGCCGCTTTGGGCACAACCTTGACAGTGACCCGTGGTGTTGACGGTACAACGAATGTTTCGCATTTGTCTGGTGCGGCGGTTACTCATGATGTGACGGCTCGGGATTTGCAGGAGCCGCAGGACCACATTGAAGACGCTGCCGATGTTCATGGTCTGTCCGGTGGGGCGGCGGTAGTTGGTACGAGCCAAACTCAGACGTTGACTAATAAGACGATTAGCGGCTCTAACAACACCTTGACGGATCTTCCCGCCGCGAATGTGACAGGAACGTTTTCCTCTGTTACGGCGTCGGGAAATATTACCAGTACCGGCGGTAATGTCTCGGCGGTAGATGTTGCCGCCAGCGGAGATATCACCGTGGGTGATGATCTGACGGTGACCGATGACGCGGCCATTGGGGGCGATCTCACCGTAACGGGTGCGGGACCCTATTTTCGCACTATTGATGTCCAATTCTTTACTGCTGATGGGACATGGACTAAACCTGCCAACGCCAAGTATTCTGTTGCGGAGTTGATGGGTGGAGGCGGCGGCGGCGGTGGGGCGCAGACTACAGCCGCTGGCGAAGCTTCCATCGGTGGCGGCGGGGGTGGTGGTTCTTACGCTCGTAAGACTTTTGCGGCTGGGGGCTTAGGCGCGACTGAGGCGGTAACTGTCGGCGCGGCGGGCGCGGCGGGCGCGGCGGGCGCTAACGACGGTGGTGGTGGGGGAAGTTCAACCTTCTCTACGGTTACCGCTGTCGGCGGTAACGGCGGCGTCGGTGGTGCCGCCGGGTCGTCAGCGACCCACACATTTGGCGGTACAGGTGCGACGAATTCCTCTGGCGGAGATTTTCATATCACCGGTTGTGACGGTGGAAATGGATATCGGGAAAGCGGTACCGTTTTACAGCACAACAACTATGGTGGCGCTAGCCATTGGGGACCTAGCCGTCGGCCTGGCCAATCGAGTTCGGGCAGTTCCGGAAATACTGGTCGCGTGTACGGCGGCGGCGGCGGTGGTGCACATAACTATGCCAGTCAGTCCGACCGTGCCGGTTCGGCTGGTGCGGCCGGCGCTGTGCTTGTGACTACATATTGTGGGTGAGTCGTGAGTCTCCCCGGGCCCATAGTTCTTCCTCTTTCCAACGTCACCGACACCGATCTTTACACGCCAACCGGGTTTGCTTACAATTTCGCGATTGCGGCGTTGCCGTTCTTATCGGCGGCCGATAGGGAAAATCCGATAATCCGCCGTTCCGCTCCGAACCGAAAACAGCAATTTGACAACAGCGGTGAACCGGGGGAACAATCCCTTGAGGGATGGTGGGTGCGAAGTCAGCAAAGTTTTCACGGCGGGGCGGGTCAGCTTTATTTGGATCCCGCCGACGATAACGAGTTTGCGTCTATCCGGTTCTACCAGTCTCGCGGCATTGATCCATGGACCCAAGGAGAGATTAAACTTCTCAAGCAGACCGCTGATTTGACTGGTAACCAGCAGATTACCGAGTTGGCGTCGGGTGGCACTAAGGCTATTGGCGTGGATCCGACGGCTAACGAGGTTATCATCTTCTCTGGTGGGGCTGCTGCTGCTGAGGCTTCTCCAGCTACAGCTACACAGTCGGTGGCGATTGATGGCACGTACTATTATGTGGCCGGCAACGATGGTATTTGGCGACGGTTGACTTCCGCCGGGGGCGGTACGGCGTGGACGAAGATTTGGAATATTGTCAGCACCCCGGCGACTGTTCGTATTGCGTGGGTCAAAGAACGTCTTGTTCTTGCTACGACGTTAGGCATATACGAGTTAGCATCTGGGGGGCCGGCGTTGCCGTCCCCGAAGTGGACACCTCCGTCTGGGAGTTGGGTTCCACAAAAATTCACTGAGGGTCCAACGGCGATCTATTGTGGTGGTTATGTTTCGGGGGGTGCGTCATTTATCCTGAAGTTTACTCTCGACAATACTGGCGCTATGCCAACCCTTGCCAGCGGTGTTGTGGTGGCGCAACTACCTTCCGAAGAACAGTGTCACGCCATTTTTGGCTATTTGGGTGCCTTCATGGCCATTGGGACTTCGTTGGGTGCACGCATCGCCGCTATCGACGAGAACGGTAACCTGACCGTTGGCCCTCTGTTGTGGGATGGGGCGACTAGAGGTTTTTGCGCGAGAGGTTCCTTCATATATGCCGCAGTTACGTCTACCGAATTTGTGTCAGATGAGGCGGGAGTTTTCCGAATTGATTTGTCAACAGATCTCGGCGGGCTCAGATATCCCTACGCTACCGATCTTGTCGGGTCCGCTGGGGATGGCGTCACCTACGATGTCGCCTATCTGGACGGCCGGCTTTTACTGGGCTGTGAGGGCGCAGCCTTTTATGAACACGCCAGCGACTACCTAGCCGAGGGTTGGCTGCAAACGTCGCGGATTCGCTATGGGACTTTGGAGCCTAAGGCGTACGTGTCGGCGAGGATTCGTGGACCGGTTTTGTCGTCGCCGGTGGTGGTGTCAGTTGTGCCGCCCAACGGCTCAGAGCAGGACATTATTGGCTATGTGTCGGGCCATACGCCGGGTGAATTTGACGCGGCGTTCCCCAGTTTGGGACCACAAGATTTTGTCAGCTTGAAATTTACGTTAGAGTCGCCGGCTTCCAGGGCATCGACGCCCGCTATTGCTGGTTTTCAGGTCAAGGCGTTGCCGGCCACGCCCCGTCACCGTTTGATTCAAATCCCTTTGTGGTGTTTCGATAAGGAACAGGATCGTAATGGTGTTCCTAGGTATGTGGAAGGTTCGGCGTTTGAGCGTCTGACGGCTTTGGAGGATGTCGATCAGGCTGGCGGTGTTGTCAAACTTCAAAACTTGGACACCAACACTACTGTTGAGGTTGTGTTGGAGGAGATCCAATTTCGCCAGACCGCCCCTCCTGATGGGTTTGGACATTTTGGCGGTATTATTACTGTGATTGCGAGGACGGTCTGAGTGAAGTTTCCCTTACCGGCAGGGCACAAGTTTGCGGTCAATCCGTGGTCGATTCAGGTTCACGACGGGTCGGAGACCCTTCATGATGAGAAGTGCTTGCGGTTGTGGCAGCGACAATACGCGTTGACGTGGGATCGTTCTCAGCCGATTACGGGTCGGTTTGATGGCCCGACTCAACGCGCGGTGGTGGCAGTGCAGCGCAAGATGGGCCTGACGATCACTGCCGAACTGGACCAAGCGACGTGGGATGCCACGTTTGAGGGCCCTGAGAGCCACGTAGAGCCACGAACAGAGCCGGAGGTTACCCCGGTACAGGTGGAAGCCCCCAGGGGCGGCTCTGAGGCTCAGGGGAGAACCGAGAGGCTTCCGGGGGCTTCCGGTGATGACAACCATTCTGAACTTGCGGAACTAACCGTATCAGAGGTGCCTTCCTGGTTCAAGCCTGTCAAGGGCGGCCGGCTTGGTCCCGCATCTCGCGGCCCTGCCGTCCGCCAGGTCCGCCAGCTTCTCGGCATGCAGTCTCGCGACAGTTGGTCATATGATGTGACACAACGGGTCAGAGGACTACAAAGGGCCTACGGTTTGCCTGTCACCGGATTTGTCGACGCGCCGACGGCGCAACTATTGGATTCTCTACCCCCGAAGGGGTAGACTGCGTAAGACCTGTTCAGCGGGAGTGTCCCGGGGTGTCGAACCCGTTTCCGGGGACGCGAAGTTGTCATGGTTGCTTTCTCCCAGGAAGCGAATGG